GCGACTGCGACCTGATAAAACGGTGGGGCTTAATGCCCCACTTTTTTAACAACTTTTTTTTGGGATTAACATGACCGCCAAACAACATATTCTCGAAGCAATCCGAAAATCCTTGAAAAAGGAAGAACGGGTAACGGTAAACCTAAACGAAGCGTCTGGCATTACCGGGTCGGGTTCTGGTGTCGGCGGTCGTGTTATCTATGACGATGCCTTTGCTGCCTTACGCTATGCCAATCCTTTGCGAACTGCTGGTGTTCGTGAAATTACAACTATTGGTTCAGACCAAGCGTTTGTGGTTAAAACTGGTAACGTAACCAATCCAACCAATCCTTGGGGCTACACCTTCACGCCTAACGTTGGCACACCTAACACCGCCACATCATTCTGGCAATTGCCGGTTCAAGTTGTTGCGGCTCAAGTACCCGTCCGCACTGCGGTTTTGTCCGACATTAACTACTTAAACGAAACCTTGCTAACTGACATTGGCTTGGAATTCGCGCAACAAGAATCTTATTCCCAGTGGTTGAACAATGACCAATCTGGAACCACTACAACCACCTATGGCGGCACATCCGGCTTGCGCGGCCTAAACTATTACCCCGGTTCTACCAGCGCAGCAGCGTTCGGTTCAAACGGTTCTGGCCCTACTAATGGTTTGCACACCATGCTGCAAGTGGCATCGGCCACTAGTGGCACATTGGTTTATAACGACATGGCCGCTGCAAACGCTGCCTTGCCCCCACAGTATTACAACCTGCCAACCACGGCTTGGGTAATGCACCCCAACACCATCGCATTCTTGCGTGAGTTGAAAGACAACCAAGGTATGCCCCAGTTCTTGGAATTGGGTTCTAAAGAAGGTTTTGCGGTTGGCAACATTTTTGGCCATCCCGTGATTGCAAATCCTTACATGGACCAAATCGGCGCTGGTAAATTCCCCATCTATTTGGCGGCATGGCAAAATTTCTACACGATTGCAGACCATGAAGAAATGTCGTTCCAATGGTTTGAACAAACCGCGCCCGGCTACCTGACACTGTTTGCTGAAAAGCGGCTTTGCAGCACCATCCGCGACGTTTTCGCTGGCATCCGCATCGCAACCTAAAGGCTAACAAATGCCATTAGATAGTTACACCAATGGCCCATATTTGGGCACATCGCGCAACCCATTCAGCTATGAAAAGGTTGAACAAGTTTCGCGTGACTTGGCGACTAACTGGCTTACGCTGGACCAAATTACCCAACAATTAAATTTGTTTGGTGATGAATCCCAAGATACCTATTTGGAAGGCTTGGAACTTGCCACACGCATGGCAATTGAAGATTTCTTGGGTATGGCGATTTTCCCAACGCGCTACAAAGTCTATTACGGCGCGTTTAACGGAATGTCTGGCACATCCGTTAACTTGGATTTGCCCGAAGTTACGCAAGGCACTGGTGGGGTAATTATCAATTCCGTGGGCTATTGGGACGCCAGCACACCGCCAGTATTCCAATTGCTGCCGGTTGGTAGTTACTTTTATGACCCAACGGGAAACAAAGTAATCGCTAATGGCATCCCGAACGAAGTTAACCAAAACATCACTAACCCGATTGTGGTGGATTACACGCAAGGCGCAAATCCTTTGGCGTACTATCCGGTGATTCAACAAGCTGGTTTGTTGCTGCTAACGCACCTTTACAACAACCGTTCTAATACGACACTAACCAAACTGAATGAAATTCCATTCGGTGTGGCCGCGCTGTTGCGGCCCTATAAACCACTGGTGATGTAATGGCAATAGCGCGTTATGAGAACATCAATGTAAACCGTGTAACTGCTGGCGTCGATTCTATCGGGCAACAGACCACAACGATTACTTTGGCGTTTCAAACCCGCGCACTGGTGCAAGATGTCCGTGATTCTATGCTTGCGGCTAAAGATGACCGGGCATACACCAAACAAGTTCGGTTTGTTTTGAACTTCACACCCAATACTTTGAATGTGTCTTTGAACCAATTTCAGTATTCGGTGAACTGGCGCAATAAAGATTACAAAATCTTGGATGTGCTGGAGTCAAATGACCGGATGAATGTTACTTTTGTTTGTTATCGCAACGACCCGATTACCAGCGTATGACACAACAAAACGTCCTTACCTACGCGCAAGCCATTCAAAACCAATTGTCGGCCACCGTGTCGCCAGTTCCGGTTTATGCCAACTTCAACCGCAACTTTGCGGAACAAACGCAATTCTTGGTTTGGCAATTGCGAAATGTCCATCAACCGGTTTATACCGGCCAAAATCAGAACAACAAAGGCATTGATACACCGGTATTCCAAGTATCCGTTTTTGCGTCTGATATGGGCAATTGCTTTAGCATGACGAATCAAATCCTGCAAGCCCTGCATGGATATTCTGGTTTCTTTGGCGCTAAAGGCGGCTTTGCTGGAATTTATGTTGCTAAGTTAGACGCAACCATGCTATACAATACATACGACGATTCTGTAAAATTGAATCAAATTGTGCTGGATTGCCGAATGGACATCCCCTGCTGATAAGACAAGACTTTTTTAACTTTTTATTGAGGTTCTATCATGGCTATACCAAATAAAGTTCTTGCCGGTTTTCAGGCGTCGTTGTGGTGTCAAACCGGCGCAACGCCCACACCTTTGACTAATACGTTCTTGGCTACATGGACAGGTGAAGTTGCTACCATCGTTGGCACATCCGCTGGCGGCACTGGTTCAAGCGGCCAACAATTGAACGTTGAAGACATCCCCGCATTTGGCCAAGACGATGCAAGCGTAAATTTCGCTATTGCTGGTTCGCGTCAATCGGACATCATCCCTACGCAATCCAAGCCCACATCATTGACAATTACAGCACCTTGGAACCCTTCCGACGCTGGTTTGGCAATTATTCAAGCTGACGCGTACAACGGCACGATTGACCGCACTTTTGTGATTGCTGCCTATGATGGCACTAACACAATCGCCTACGCGTTCAATGGCCGCGTTTCTGAATATCGCGTGGAAATGATGACGAAATCTGAAGGCAAAGTAATCTTCAGCATACATCCCCGTGGCAATCAATACGGCTGGTCCCACAATACCTAATAACATGACAACAATACAAAACAACAAAGACTTATTGCGATTTCTGATTGACCAATCCGGTTCGGGTAAAAAAGACTGGTTTGGTTTTTCAGAGCAAAAAATTACTGGCATTGACTTGTGCTATGAACTAGCACAACGTCATGCGCCAGAAATGACGCCAGAACAAGTGGTGGATTATGTGGTTAGATTGAACAATACAATCTTCCAAAAAATCATCATGGGCAAAACACATGGCTGACGAAACAAAATCCGGTAAAGGTTTTACTATCAAGTGGGAAGGTTTCCAAGACTTTCAAAACTTGCTAGATGAAATCACCGAAGATTTTGGCGAAAAAGACACCAAGAAAATTTTACGCAACGCTACACGCGCGGCCATGAAACCCGTGTTGCAAGCGGCTCGCGCTAATCTAGAACGCAATGTAGACACCGGACAATTGATTCAATCCTTGCAGATTGAAGCGCGTAAACCGACTTCCAAAGATAAGCATTCGGCATATACGACGCCCACCATGATTATGATTTCGCGCGTAACTGTTGCGCCCGGAACTAAATTTGTCCCCGATGCAGAAGGCAACCGCACAAAGTTTTTTACTAAAAAGTTTAAAAATGTGCAAACTGGTGAAAAACAAAACGCCCATAGTGATGCGCGCGCCTATGCCATCGAATTCGGTACAGCGCGATGGCTAAAAGGCGAAGGTATGCCCTATATGCGACCGGCTTTAGAAAATAATGCATCACAAGTTACCAATGAACTTGGCACAAATCTAGGCGCAGCACTAGAAAAATATCGTTCCAAAACAATGAAAGTACCTAAGACATGACAAAACTATCCGCAGCATTTGGCAGCGCGTTTGACAAAGACACATTACGGATTCGTTCGTTTGTGTTGAATGGCCATACGTTCAAAGTCAAAGTCCCTTTAACCGCAGAAACAGACGCCATGTTTGAACGCGTCAAAATCATTGACGAAGAAAAGGTGGAAAAATACTATGTCGATTTATCAAAAGATTTTATTGATAACAAAGAACGCTACGCAGACGATGCAGACGTTGTATACCAAGATGATGACATTCTGGTCAAAGGAACATCCCTAAAAGTCACTGCCCGAAACAAGGCGCAAACGGAAAACCGCATCACTGAAATGGTGCGTTTGCTAGTTCCCGAAAACAAAGATTTTGATATGTCTACCGTGACGTACGAAGAAATCGACGAACTATTCCCGTTTTCGGTGCAGCTTGAATTATTGGAAGAAATCAACAAAACGATTGCGCCCGGCTACGCCAGCACACGGGGAAAATAATTGGGTCGGTCCGGCGTCAAGTTAAAGCATATTTGACAGCACACGGAACCGACCCTGATACAGTGGACGAAGCCACGTTTACCGACATTTGTGTGATGTATGCGGATGGGCTAATAGGCAATCAAGGCGTCTTGGAAGTTCTTGGCGCATTGACTGCCGGACAATTTAACAAGATGTTGTCGAAAGGCACACCGGCGTACAAGCTGGAAGATATAATCGGCAAGGCTTATGACTACATCTACCCGCCATTAGACCCGGAAACCAAAAAGTCATTGGTATCCGACAAGCTGATAGCGTTTGCGATGATGAGTCCGAACGCCCCGGTCCATCTTTTTGAGGGTAAATAAATGGCAAACGTCGTCGCAGGTCTTGGCGCACAATTGGGGCTAGATACCACCGAATTCCAAAAAGGCATTTCGGAAGCCAAAGAATCCACGATGGAGTTAAAAGAGAGTCTTGTTAAGATTCTTGAAGTCACTGCATTTGTTGAACTGGCAAAGCAAGCGATGGAATATGCCAATACCATCGTTACAACTGCAAAAGCCAACGATGTGGCCGTGGCTTCTGTCTTGGAATTATCCAAAGCCCTTGAAGAAAACGGCGGCGATGCCGAAAACACCGGCAAAATTTATTCTGGTTTTAGTCAAAAAATTGAAGCTGCTGCCCAAGGCAATGCCAGAGCGCAAGAATCATTTGCCCGTCTTGGCGTTTCTTTGCAAGACCTTGCCCATTTATCCACGCAAGATTTGTTTGAAAAAACCATCAATGGTTTAGCGAAAATGAAAGACGCTGCCGAACGTAATGGTTTGGCAATGCAAACATTGGGCAAAGGAATTAAAGGCGTTGATATTGCTGGTTTGGCCCATGACCTTGAAGAAGGCAAAGGCTCAATGGACAAGTATTCAGAAGCGGTTGAAAAAGCGCATGAATTGTCTTTGAAGCTGGAAGCGGCAAGCAAACAATTTAGTTTAAGTTTTACCAATGCGGTGATTCCGCAATTGCTAGAACTTTATGAGGTGTTACACAAAGACGGAACGGCGCTTAAATTCTTTTTTGATTTGTTATCTGCTGGCGCTGACATTGTGGCCGTGTTGATTAAAGGTTTTGTCACTTCTGTAATGACAGTAGTGGACATGGCAAAGTTTTTGGGTTCTGCGGTTAAGGATGCGTTTACCCTTAACTTTAAAGACATTGCCAAAGACTTTACGGTGATGACGGACAGCATCAAAACCCGGCTGCAAGAAGATGTTGAATTCCAAAACAAAATTTTTAAAATTGGTCCAGAAAATCAAAAGAAACCAGAAAAGAAACCTGTTGAAGATGTAAACCGAAACATTATTCCATCCAATCAAAAATTGGTTGATTCGGCAAAAGAATTGGCCGCGCTTTATCAAAAACAAGCTGATACAAGTTTGTTAATTTTGACTACTAAGTTGCAAGATAACAATGCAACCAAGAACCAGAAAGAAATGGCCGACGAATTGATGAAAGTCGTTGAAGCCAGAAACAAAGCGTTAGATGACATTGATAAACGCGAATCCGGCGTGGACAAAACCACGGAATCTGGAAAAGCGTTAATTAAAGTTTTGGAAGAACAACGCGCAAAAATCCAAGACGTTTATTCGGTAATGGTGGCCAAAAGTCAAGAAGCTGTTGCGGCCAATCAAAAGCTGCAAGAAAGTTTCATGTTTGGTTGGGACAAAGCATTTGCCCAATACAAAGAAAGTTCCCAAACAATGGCAAATGTCGGAACACGCGCATTTGATAGCATTTCATCCGCATTAGAAAAGTTTGTAAGCACCGGCAAAATTAACTTTAAGTCGCTGGCCCAAAGCATCATTCAAGACATTTTGCAAATCCAAATTAAGGCGCAGATTGCAAAAGCGGTTAGCGGTTTCAGCTTTTCCAGCTTGGCCGGTAGCGTCGGAAGTTTCTTTAATTCGCCATTGCCAGCGTTTGCGGAAGGTGGCGACCCACCAACTGGGCAAGTATCAATGGTGGGTGAAAAAGGCCCGGAACTGTTTGTCCCCAAGACTGCTGGAACAATTATTCCGAACAGCAAACTTGGCGGCATGGGCGCTACAACAACGAACAACGTCACAAACAATTACATCCAAGCCATTGATACCCAATCGTTTGAACAACGGCTCTATGGCAGTTCACAGGCAATTTGGGCGGCTAATCAATACGCCACCAAGAATTTGGCAACTAACCGGGCGAGAACGTAATGGCTTTTCAAAACATTTTTGAAATTCAACAAAAGATGACGGTGAACAACCGTCGTATGGTTGGGCAACAAGTCACACGCGCAGGTTACATGACAACCGCGCAATACCTGACAGCGGTTCCGTGGGTTTTTACCGTGATTCCGCACAATTTTTTGTATTACCCGCAAGTGCGCGACATCATCCAAGGGATTGATAACTTGGACCGCCAATTGCCGGAAACCATCATTTTCAATTCGTCTTTGTTGTCTTGGTTCACCGTCATGGGCGGAACGGCCACCGCTGCCACCTTAAACGGCACACCAGCGGCCAACACGCAAACGCTGGCGCTGAATTCCAACGGCACATTTAAAGCTGGTGATTTCATCATGATTAACGGATACAGCTACAAAATAACGGCTGATTCCACTGGTGCATCGGTTGGCATTCATCGCCCGTTGATTGGTTCGCCCACATCCGGCACAACAGTTTATGTTGGCAATGCTTGCACTTTTAACGTGGTGGCCGAACAATGCCCAACTTATTCGCTAACGCCCATGACTAACGGCGCGTTTGTGGAATGGTCCGGCCCGTTTGTTTTCCGCGAATATGTAACAGGATAAAAAATGACAACCAACATTGCGGCGCTAAATTCCAATGCGATTCGGTATATTGAATTTGTCCAACTGACAAACCCGTCTTTAAACGATACGTTTTGCAATGCACCAGCACCCATTACCGTGAATGGGACAACCTTTGTTGGCATGGGGTCATACATGGGCATTTCCGAAATCCAATCGGACATGAAAGCCACAAGCACCGATGTGAAATTAACCATTACTGGGCTGAATCCAACTAACATTTCTTTAATTCTTAGCGCAAACATCAAAGGTTCGCAGTTAACTATTTGGCGCGGTTTTACAGATTCCAACAATCAAATTTTGACGATTGGCGGCGTCTTACAATTTTTCCAGCGTTACAACGGCATCATTAACAACATCAATATCACAGAAAACTTTGATACCAATTTGCGCGAACGGGTTGCCACTTGCATTATGTCGTCGGCATCCATGCGCCTAGTTTTGGATAGCCGAATCGCTGGCATAAAAACCAATCCATCAAGCTGGCGCTTTTTGTATCCTAACGATACATCGATGGACCGCGTACCGGCTATTGCTTCCACTTATTTCAACTTTGGCAATGTCGCCAGCACTGGCAGCACATCCAAGGTAATTGGTTCGACAAATACCATCCCGGCGCAACTTGTTAAGTTTGGAAATTAAAAATGGGACTAAAAATCGGCGGTTTTTTTGCGTCATTGTTAAGTCTTGCGGCGGTTGTAGCCACTGCAATTTTGACGGATGGTTTGTCGCTGGCTTACCAAATGGCCGCTACCTTTGCGGTGTCGATGATTGTTTCCCGCATCTTTGCGCCTAACGTTCCGCAATCACAACAAAACAATATCAGGCAACAAGTACCGCCAGACCCAACCGCTGGCATTCCATTGGTTTATGGTGATGCGTACACGGGTGGCCGGTTCGTCGATGCGGTTTTGACAACCGATCAATCCAAGATGTTTTACGTTATGGCGATTTCTTGCATTTCGCCCAACGGACAGTTTAGTTATGATTTAACCAAGTTTTATTACCAAGACCGTCTAATAACATTTGATTCCACAGACAGAACAAAAGTTGTTAGTTTGACGGACCAAGCGGGTAACGTTGATACATCTATTAGCGGACACCTTTACATTGCTTGCTACATTTCCAGCGCAACAGGCACTATTTCTGGCGTCAATACGGCAAGTGGCCCTGATGTCATTATGTCTACCGCCAACGGTGTGCCGTCTGGCCAACAATGGGTTGCTGGCAATCGCCAAATGAACGGCACAGCGTTTGCCATTGTCACTTTGGTTTACAACGCTAATTCTGCTGGAACTGTCAGTCTGCAACCAATTACGTTTCACGTTAGTCATTATTTAAACAGTACCGGCTACGCTATACCCGGCGACGTTTGGTATGACTATTTAACAAATACAGTTTATGGTGGCGCGGTTCCAACATCGCAAGTTGATTCTGCATCAGCTACGGCTTTAAATGCCTATTCCAACGAACTTATTTCTTACACAGATTACAACGGCGCAACACAAACAATTCCGCGCTATCGGTTTAACGGCGTTTTGGATACCGGCCAAACTATCCTAAACAATGTGGACATCATGATGACTTGCTGCGATTCGTGGCAAGCGTATAACTCTGCAACCGGTTTGTGGTCCGTTGTCATCAACAAATCCATTTCGCCTACTTTTAGCTTTGACGATACCAACATAATTGGCGCTATTGCTGTTGGCGCATTGGACATTACGCAACAAGTTAACCAAGTTGAATCTAAATTTAATGATGCCACGAACCGCGACCAACCCGGATATGTGAACTTGCAAACACCTAGCGGCTTGTTGTACCCCAACGAACCGGTTAACAAATACACCGTTTCGTATGATTTGATTAACTCAAGCGTAACGGCGCAATACCTTGCCAACCGGGTACTGGAACAAAACCGCCAAGATTTAATTGTTAGTTTTGAATCCACTTATGCTGGCATTCAAGTGCAAGCTGGCGATGTGGTGACGGTTACAAATGCCAATTATGGATGGACAAACCAACAATTCCGTGTAACGCAAGTAAAAGAAATGGCTCAACCCGATGGTTCTTTGTCGGCTTCATTCCAAATGAATGCCTATAACCCATCGGTGTATGCCACTTCCAACATTACGCAATTTCAACCAACGCCAAATAGCGGCTTGGCAAATCCGCAATACTTTTCAACTTTAGTTGCGCCAACGGTTTCTAGCAGTAGTCCATCTTCTACGATTCCGACTTTTAATGTCGCGTGCACCATTCCGGTTTCTGGACAAGTGACGGAAGTCATGTTGTTTTATACAACGTATGCTAGTCCAACGCCTACACAATGGATTTTGTGGGGTTCGCAAACTTCATCTAATTCTTTGCCATTTTCGCCATCTACAACGGTGACTTTTACTGATGTTAGTTTGCCCAGTGCTACCTATTATTTTGCCTACATGGTTTTAAATAATAATAGTGCGTCTATTCTTTCGCCAATGTCGACAAGTTTTGCATGGAATCCGGCTGGCGCTGTTGGTCCATTTGTGGACATTTCTGGATATACCGGCTTTACAAAAACTTCAACTAATGTTTATACGCCATCAACGGCCACATTAAGTGCATTAACACAAAATATTACATCGCCAACATACGCATGGACTATTACAGGCGCAACGCCAACATCTAGCACTTTGGCATCGGTTACTATTACGCCAACTGCTGCGGCCACTAGCGTGGTGGCGCAACTTAGCGTTAGCGGAACCAATTTAACGTCGCCGATTGTTAAATCCGTAACCATGCCGATAGTGGTTCAAACTAATAAATACGCAACGGCAAATCTTTATCAGTGGAGTACGACCACACCAACTAACCCATCCGGCACATCGGTTTACACATGGGCCACTGGCGCAAATAGTTCTTACACCGGCGGCGGCGGTTGGTCCACTAGCCCACCAGCTAATCCCGGAACGCCCTTGCTGCAATTGTGGGTTGCATCCACTGCGGTGTCTGATGTTTCATCGGCCACTACAACTAGCGTTAGTTGGGCAAGCGGTTATTCAATCAGCAACGCCAATCAGAATGGGGCAAATGGCGTTCAAAACGCAAGGCCAACTGTTTACCAATGGGCGGCAACAATTCCATCCGGCCCAACTGGAACATCCACTTACACATGGTCCAGCAGTTCATTTACCCCAGTTCCGTCTGGTTGGTCCACCACCATCACCACATCCCCATCTGCCGGATATACGCTTTGGGCAGCAACGGTGAATTTAACGGATGTGGCCACTGCTACAACTTCCACCATCAACTGGTCCACCGCCAGCATCTTGGCCGCTGGTTATTCCGGTACAAATGGTTCGGCTGGTTCGTCGGCTTCCGTGATGTATGCGCGGATTGCTGGTAACCCGACGCCAGTGGCCGGAACGGTAACGGTTTCTGGTAACAACGTTCCCACTGGCACACAAGCCAGCGCGGTGTGGGGCGCGTCTTTTAACGTGACGTGGTATTCCACAGACCCTAACCCTAGCAGCAACAATTCGTTATATCAATCCGACGGTATTTATAACGGCAGCACCACCACTTGGTCCGCGCCATACATCAGCAGCTTAAAAGTCGGCACATTGTCGGCCATCACGGTAAACACCGGCGCATTGACTGTTCAAGATACGCTAACCGTTAGTTCAACCGGCAACATCCAAGGTGGGCAAACCGGCTACAACACCGGAACTGGTTTTTTTCTGGGTTACAGTTCATCCACTTATAAATTGTCGATTGGCAATACCACCACCAGTTTTACATGGGATGGTTCGGCCATTACGGTGACAGGTGGCGTGATTCAAACCGGTACATCCGGTGCGCGGTTGGTTATGGGCGGCCCGTCTTACGCGCAAGCATTGATTGGCTACAACACCAGCGGCAGCGTCACAATGGGGTTTAATGCCAATACTGGGCAAGTTTATGCTTCCAATTACACTGGAACACCGGCGGCCAGCTTTGATACTGTTTCTAATACCCCGGCGGTAAAAGGCATCAATACTGGCAGCGGTACAAACAATGGTTGCGGCATTTACGGCAATTCATCCGGCGGTTTTGGCGGTGAATTCTATGGAAGCACAGCGCGGGGAACGCTATATATAGACCCGCTGCCAAGTTTGCCATCCGGGATTCTTACGGGCGGTATGTGCGTTTACAACAATCATCTATATTTCTGCAACGGAACAAGTTGGGTTCTAGTCGTTTAAGGAACAAGCATGGCAAATTACAACGAAATCGACGTTACCGGCACTGAATATCAGCGGTGTTTTTCTGCTGTTATTAACAATGTTTTGGGCCAAACGCCCGAAATCATCTTCAAAGAAGAAAAGGTTTTAAACCTAAACAGTGGGAAAATGTTGATGGGTTGCGGCTATTGCAGCTTGTCGTATTCTGCCGACGCTACATTTCCAATTTTGGATTTGACAACGGACAACCCCACTGGGCAGACAATGACACACGCCCAACTTTACCAAGCGTTATATAGTTTGTACGTTCAAACGGCAAATGCCCGTGACAACGCAGCAAAACCAGCTTAGAATTAGCAAAAGACAAGACACCATTACCCGTGGGAATCACGGATGTTCTGACTAAGTTTAGGGAACTAACATGGCTATCTTTAACAAAAATTCACTGGCACAAGTCAGTGGATTTGATAACCCAATTCTTGCTGGCGAATTGGTGTGGGACCAACAGACGTATTGGAATTTATCTTTTACCAATGACGTTGGGCCGGTCAATTTAACTGGCGCTACGATTGACGCACAAATCGTTCGGCGCGAACTATCCAATCTAAACGACACCCGCTACGGTTTGACGTTTGACATTGCGGATTACGTTCCCACACCCGCCGCAATTACGCTAACCATTACCAACATCAATGCCACTGCTGGCACTTGCACATTGGTAATTGATTCGACAGCATGGGGTTTAATGGCCACAGACCCGGAACTAGAAATCAACGCGAACAATCCCGTTGGTTATTCTGGCCGTGTGAAGGTTTCGTTTCCCGCATCCGGCCCAACACCCGCAGACGACATGATTATTTTTCTGTTGTTCATTGTTCGTTCTGACGGTGTGGTGGTGTTATGAGCAATTTAGTTGTAACTGTTATTGATGGCAACAATGTAAATTTGGCCGTTGTTCCGCAACCGCGTGTTGAGGCAAGAATTGACCGTGGTGTTGTAGGCCCTATCGGACCTACCGGCAATATTGGAAATACAGGACCAACTGGTCCTACTGGCGCAACAGGTCCGACCGGCGCACCTTCTACGGTTGTCGGTCCTACTGGTCCTACCGGCGCACAAGGTAATCAAGGCATTCAAGGCCCTACTGGTCCTCAAGGTGTTCAAGGCATTCAGGGTATCCAAGGAAATACAGGGCCAACCGGGGCGCAAGGCGTTACTGGACCAACGGGACCAACGGGTTCACAAGGTAGCATCGGCAATACTGGGCCTACTGGGGCGCAAGGCATTCAAGGAAATACTGGCCCGACGGGACCAACAGGTTCGCAGGGCATCCAAGGTAATGTTGGACCCACTGGGCCACAAGGTATTCAAGGCATCCAAGGTATTCAGGGAAATACCGGTCCAACAGGTCCAACCGGGGCGCAAGGCATACAAGGCGTAACTGGGCCTACTGGACCGACCGGCGCTATTGGATTAACGGGACCCACTGGGCCAACAGGCGCACAGGGTATTCAAGGTATTGCTGGCCCAACCGGTCCAACCGGTTCTATTGGGCAAGTTGGCCCTACTGGTCCACAAGGTACATCCATCAACATCAAAGGCACATTGCCAGACCCTTCATATTTGCCAGCTACTGGCAATAATGTGGATGATGCCTACATCATTTCGTCTAATGGCGATTTGTATATTTGGAACGGCACTGCATGGTACAACGCTGGCCAAATTGTTGGCCCAACTGGTTCGCAAGGCCCAACGGGTCCCACCGGAACAACTGGCGCAAGCGGCCCAACCGGACCCACAGGCGCGCAAGGTGGAATTGGCAATACTGGACCCACCGGTCCAACTGGCAGCACTGGCGCTGTTGGACCCACTGGTTCGGTTGGGCCTACCGGACCGACAGGTGCACAAGGTAACGACGGCCCTACTGGTCCCCAAGGCATCCAAGGCGTACAAGGTATTCAAGGTAATACAGGACCCACGGGACCCACGGGGGCAACTGGTTTAACTGGTGCGACAGGACCTACCGGCGCTACTGGGCCAACAGGACCGCAGGGGATTCAAGGCATTACTGGTCCAACTGGGCCAACCGGCGCACAAGGCATTCAAGGCAATGTCGGCCCGACAGGACCGCAGGGTATTCAAGGTATACAAGGCGTTCAGGGTAACACCGGACCAACTGGTTCCACCGGACCCACTGGGCCAACTGGCGCGGCGTCCACAGTGGCCGGTCCAACCGGCCCTACGGGGGCGCAAGGCAATGTCGGGCCAACCGGACCAACGGGCAGCACTGGCGCAACCGGCGCTGGTGGTGTGTTGGGTTATTACGGCAGTTTTTATGATGCCACTAATCAAACCGCAGCAAGCACAACGGTTGCTTATGTTATCAATGTTGGCAATACATTTGAATCAAATGGCGTTAGCATTACTTCTGGCAATAGACTAACTTTTACTTATGCTGGCACATATAACGTTCAGTATTCCATTCAATTTGCAAATTCTGACGCTAATGGCGATAACGTAGATGTTTGGTTGCGTAAAAATGGTACAGATGTTGCCGATAGCAATTCCATTTACAACGTACCCGGTACAGCACATGGTGGTGCTGGCGCTTTAATTGCTGCCATCAATTATGTTTTAACAGTTTCGGCTGGCGACTATTTGGAATTGGTATGGGCGGCGTCTAACACCACCATTTCTATTGCTACCACCGGTTCACAAACATCACCAACGGTTCCAATTACGCCCGGCGTCATTTTGACTGCTTCCCAAGTGATGTATACCCAACTTGGCCCAACTGGGGCGGTTGGACCTACCGGACCCACAGGTGCACAGGGTAATTCCATTACCGGACCCACGGGTCCAACTGGCGCAGCTTCCACCGTTGCCGGTCCTACCGGACCAACCGGACCCCAAGGTATCCAAGGGATTACTGGTCCAACCGGCTCAACTGGTGCACAGGGCAATACGGTTACAGGTCCAACCGGTCCAACCGGCCCGACCGGGGCAGCTTCTACCGTAACCGGGCCTACGGGTCCAACGGGGGCACAAGGTAATACAGTCACCGGACCAACGGGTCCAACCGGGCCAACGGGTGCAGTTTCAACTGTTCCCGGCCCAACGGGTCCAACCGGCGCGGCTGGTTCCGTCATTGTTTCTGCCACAGCACCATTAAGTCCAATAAATGGACAGCTTTGGTACGATTCAACCAACGGCGTTATGCTGGTTTATTACGGCACTTTGTGGGTTGAGGATTATCAATCACAATACACTACCACGGCGGCTTTGCCTGACATGATTTGCGGCAATGCTTCCACCGTTTCATTTACTTATTCACTTAATTGCGGGGCATCGGTATGACGACACAACTTCAAATTCGTAACGATACGGCGGCCAATTGGACGTCAAATAATCCAACTTTGCTGTCTGGTGAAATGGGTTATGAAACTGACACCAACAAATTAAAAATTGGGAATGGCTCAACAGCTTGGACATCATTGGCTTATAGTCCAATCATTTCCAATGCAGCCATAACCAGCGGCACAATCAATGGCGCAACCATTGGCGCAACAACCCCTAGCACCGGCGCTTTTACGACTTTATCAGCATCCAGCACCATTACATCCACAGTTACTACCGGCACTTCTCCATTTTCTATTGCGTCTGCTACCGTTGTTCCTAATTTAAACGCATCTTATTTAAACGGGGCAACTTTTTCATCACCCGGCGCAATTGGAAATTCTAGTTCTTCTAGTGGTGCGTTTACCAGTTTAACGGCCGGCACATTGGACGGTGCAAGCATCGGTTCAATTACACCGGCAGCGGGTTCTTTTACAACGCTGGCAGCTTCATCAACGATTTCTGGCACTGGTTTTAGCACTTATTTGGCGTCCCCGCCAGCAATTGGCGGTACAACGGCAAGCACTGGTAAATTTACCACCATGACAGCCACAACAGTAACGGCAACGGCTGGCGCTGGTTTTCAAAATATGGTTGTGCAAACAACCGGCACATCAGCTACTTATACTTTACCAGCAGCACTTCAAGTAACAGGCGCAAAATTTAAAGTCACCATTATTGGTGGTGGTGCTGGCGGTGGTGGCACTGGTGCGGTTGCGGGTCAAACTGGCGGCGGCGGGGGTTCTGGTGGGGTTGTTATTGTTTATCTTACTTATGTGTCCGGCCAAAATACCATTACCTACACCGTAGGCGGCGGTGGCGCTGGTGGATTATCAACACCGGCTGCGGGCACTAATGGAACGGCATCTTCTATTACTTACAACAGCGTTACATACACTGCTGGCGGCGGCACTGGCGGGCAAACTGGTGCTGGCACAACCACCACAGGCAGCGGTGGCGGTACTGCAACTGGCGGTACTTTAAACTTGGTTGGTGGCATTGGTTCTTATGGTGGCGTGGCTGCTGCTACTCACAACGTTTTGGGTGATGGCGGCAACACACCGTTAGGATTTGGTTTTGGCGGCAGAACGCCATTAACAACACAAACATCAAGCGCAGGTAGTGGTTATGGTGGTGGCGGTTCCGGCGCATATAATGGCGCAACTGCAACGGCCACCGCTGGTGGCGCTGGTGCTGCTGGTGTTGTTATCATTGAGTATTGATTTATGGCTGCAATTGTTTTTCCAACAAGCCCGGTTGTTAATCAAATTTATGCCAGCGGTTCATCCGCATGGCAATGGGATGGCGTTGCATGGCGCGTCATTAGGCCAACTACAACACCAAGTCAATTGGTATTTAACAACGTAAGTTTTGGCAGCGCCAGCAGTATCAACGCGCCATTTACAAGCGGCAGTTTTTCAATTGAACCTATTGGCTCGCAAGTTTTTTATTTAAGCGGGTATTTCAACCCAATTGCGGGCGCAAGATGTTATTTTATTGACATCCTGGGCGCTGGTGGTGGCGGTGGTGGGGGTTCAAGTAATTTAAATGGTATTGGTGGAAACGGTGGACAAGGCGGCTTTGGCGGCGCTCGTTATTATGTAACCATTCCCGCGCAAGATATGCCAGTCGGCACTTCAATTTTAGTAACTGTTGGTGCTGGTGGTGCTAGTGGTACTGGCGCACCAATAGGCAATAGTGGAAACAGCACCGGGGGCACTGGTGGTAATTCATCATTTGCATCTTATTTAATTGTTGGTGGCGGCGCAGGTGGTAATTATTCCGGCATTGTATATCCCGGTGGGTCAGTCGGTGGAAATTTACTTGGTGGCAACGGAACCACAAGTTTGGGCGGTTCCGGTTTTCTTGGCGCACAAAACCAAAATATCAATTCTATTTATGGCGGTGCTGGTGGGGGCGCTGCAAGTAAAAGTAATTCAGGCAATCCCGGAACCGCTGGTGGTTCTTGCGTCTTTGGTGGCGCAGGTGGGGGTGGCGGTGGTTCTGGCTACAACGGCACTGGTGGTAGTTCAACACCGGGAACCGTTGGTGGAAATGGTGGTTCAACTGTTATGGGTACTGTTGCTGGTGGCGCTGGCGGTTATGGTGTTGATGGTTCAACGGGGATATTGATAAATAATGCTTTTGCTGTCGGTTCGGGCGGTGGCGGTGGTGGAGGTGGTATTAGTACGTATCTTGTCCAAACCGGAAATGGTTATAACGGTGGCGCTGGCTCTTTGGGTTCTGGCGGTGGTGGTGGCGGCGGCGGCGGGGCAGAATATACCGGCTCTTACGCTACTGGTGCTGGTGGTAATGGCGGCGCTGGTGGCAACGGCCGTGTAGTTGTTTATTGGTGGTAAATATGAAATACGCAATTATTGAAAATTCCGTTGTTGTTAATATCGCCCTTGCTGATGAACCGTTGGCCGATAATTGGATTCCAGACCCTGATGAACAAGCGCAAATTAAAGGCACGTGGGATGGAATCGTGTTTCAGCCTTACGTTGTCCCGCCAGAACAAATCCAAGCGGCCAACAAAGCCACAGCGCAAACATTATTGCAAGCAACCGATTGGGCAACATTGGCAGACATCACGACTGGTTCGCCAAAGCTGAATAATCAAGCGGATTTCTTGAACTATCGCAATCTTGTTCGGGTTATTGCAATCAACCCGCCAACTACACCGGCGACATTTCCAACACTTCCGCAGGAACAATGGACAACATAAATGTGGCATAATTCAAAGCATGAATATTGATGTTTTGAATTCATTGTTACGTTATGAATCTGACACCGGTTTAATTTATTGGATTGCCAAAGGCAAAGGCAAAATTAAAAAAAAAGCTGCTGGAACAATGTTGCAAAGTGGCTATCTTGGAATTTGCATTGGCCCTAAACGGTGGCAAGCGCATCGCCTAGCATGGGCCTTGCATCATGGTTTATGGCCTAAAGAGCAAATTGACCATATCAATGGCAATCGCACTGACAATCGCATTTGTAATTTGCGTGAAGCCACCAACGCGCAAAACGGAAAAAACCTTGGCGTATCAAAATCCAATAAATCTGGCGTCAAAGGCGTTTCGTGGGAAAAATATACTGGACGATGGAAGGCATCAATTCGAGTCAATGGTTTATCAATTTCTATTGGCCGTTTTGATACTATTGAGCAAGCGGCTTTTGCGCGACAACAAGCCGAACAAAAACATTTTCAAGAATGGAATAGGACATGACAAGAAAGCTCAAAATAGCTGTTTCAGCAATTAGCAAAAATGAAGCGCAATTTGTAAAACGGTTTTGCGATTCCGCGCAAGATGCGGATTTAATTTCTATTGCGGATACCGGTTCTACCGATGACACGGTAAAAATTGCATTGGAATGTGGTGCACAAGTGCATGACATTTGCATTTCGCCGTGGCGGTTTGACCATGCCCGAAACGCTGGAATCGCATTATTGCCACGCGACATTGATGTGGTAATAAGTTTAGATTTGGATGAAGTGCTGGAACCCGGCTGGCGTGAAGAAATTGAACGGGTTTGGGTTGAAGGAACCACCCGTCTACGGTATAAGTTTGATTGGGGATGTGGAATTGCTTTTTTCTATGAAAAAATTTTTTCACGACACGGCTACCATTTCCATCACCCAGTTCATGAATATCCAAGGCCTGATGGCCGCACAAATGAAATCTACGCACACACGGATATGCTGCTGGTTAGCCACCATCCGGACCCAACCAAATCGCGTGGGCAATATATGCCTTTGCTGGAACTGGCGGTAAAAGAAGACCCGCGCTGCCCGCGAAATGCGTTTTACCATGCCCGTGAATTGACGTTTTACGCCCGTTGGCAAGAAGCCATCGACGCTTTGAATCGTTACTTGGCTATGCCTGAATCCAATTGGCAAAACGAACGCTGCTATGCCATGCGGCTATTGGGCAAATCACACGATGAATTGGGTAACGGTTGGGAAGCCCACAAATGGTTACGCTTGGCTTGCGCTGAAGCACCAAACACCCGCGAACCTTGGGTGGAACTATCTATGTTTTGCTATCGTCGGGAACTTTGGGTGGAATCATATTCAGCGGCCAAGCAAGCACTGGAAATTACTGATAAACAGGCGGTTTACACAATGGACCCGTCGGTTTGGACGGAAAAACCGCACGACTTGGCAAGTATCAGCGCATGGCATCTTGGTTTAAAAGATGAAGCTATCTTGCAGTGCCAAAAAGCATTAGAATTCAACCCACAAGATGAACGCCTAGTTGCGAACCTACAAAACATGACACAAGTAGATTCCCCATAAAAGGCCATCATGGAACCCGTCACACACGAACAAATTTACGCCCGTCTTTGCGCCGTTGAATCCAAGGTTGACACAATTGAGTCAAACACCAAGGATATAGTGGAAGCGTTTAAGGCCGCACAAGGCGCAGTGAAGGTGCTGAATTGGATTGCTAGTCTGGCAAAACCATTGGCCGTTCTTGCTGGCATTGGGGCTTTAATCACTGTCTATTGGCACAACATGACGGGGAAGTAAATGTTTGACCCAGTAAGCATTAGCCTAGCCATTAGCGGCATTCAGCAAGCGGTTAAGCTGGTTAAACAAGCAAGCCAAACCGTTGATGATGTTGCGTCGCTAGGCCCGGTACTGGGCAAATACTTTACTGCTAAAGATGTGGCCGTTAAAACGGTTACTGAAGCCAAAAAATCGGGCAACGCTTCCAACATGGGCGCGGCCATCGAAATTGAAATGGCGCTGGAACAAGCGCGGCAGTTTGAATCCGAACTGCAAATGTTGTTCATGCAAGCTGGCAAGATTGACGTTTGGAACAAGATTAAACAACGCGCCGGGGAAATGGACAAAGCGGACAAGTTTGCCGAACAAGCTGCCAAAGACCGCGCAAAGAAGCAAAAAGAAGAACAAGAAGAATTTTTTATTGTGGGTTTGGTGATTGTTTTGGTTATCGTTCTTGGCGCTGTTGGTTATTTCTTCATTCAAGAATCCATA